AGACAACTAAAAATACAGCTTCTCCAGAGTTTTTTGATAGGTTTGATACCTCCACAGTTATTACAGACTCTACGGTAGCTGCTCATGAGTCTGAAGCCGCTGAAAATAGAAACATGTTTCCTTACAGAGGTACGGCTGAAGTAAAAGGTAACGCATCTTTGCGCCCAGACATGCCTGTTTATATACAAGGAGTTGGCTCTACATACAGCGGTTATTGGACCATTCTTGGAACAGAGCACAAAATAATTGAAACAGAGAGAAACTCTCAAACATATACGACTGTGCTTCATCTTGGAACAGATTCATTAGGATCGGCTGTTACGTGGACAGACGGAAATACAATCACAGCACCAGCCAGTAATCCAGCGCGCACTATAGTTCCAGGGGTACGACAAACGGCTATCGCGCCAGTAACAAAACTAATTAAAGGGTCCCTTAATCTTGGGCCTCAGTCCAAAGGTTACTTTGGAATCGCAACCAACAGATCTAAACCAACTACTAGCGGCCAGTTGGTCAATGGACCTGTATGGGTCACTGGTACACTTACACTAGACCCAATTACACAGCCGTCTACTAGCGTCTATCAGACTAATACGGCCCCACAAGGTAAGGTGCCAAAAATACTATGAACGGCGACATTCGCTTCTATGGTATGTATGAGGGCATATGCACTAATAATGAAGACCCAGATCTTAAAAATAAGATTAAATTGCAAGTGCCTCAGGTATTAGGTACCGATGAGACTGATTGGGCAAAACCCTGCCTTCCAGTTAATGATAACTCTAACCACCCAGATCATCAAGCCCATACTGCCTCTCAGGTTGCGGCCTTATTGACCACAACTCCTACTACAGCATCAGATCCGCAAGGCGGGTCTGTGACTATACCTGCATTAACTGTTGTGGCAAAGAGCGGAGCTGGAACTTTGAAGCATCCTCATGTAGCAACACTAAGCACAGCTAATAAATGGAATGCCTCTTCTGGCACGGCTTTCAATGATGCTACTAGTACTTTAGAGCATACACCGCATCGATTAGTCCCTAATATTGGGCAAAAGGTTTGGGTAATGTTTATCGCAGGAGACCCTAATTTTCCAGTATGGATGGGAGTTGAACTATGAGTGTAACGCCTAGAGCCATCTCTTTACCTTTTAGCTTTGATGTGAACGGTGCGGTTTCCTACACAGAAGATCCACGAAAGATAGTACAAGACAGAATTGTTATAGTAGTTATGACGCTTTTAAGTGAGCGTTTAATGAGACCTGGATTTGGTACTAACGTAAGAGCTCAAGTATTTGAAAACATAAACGGACTTACCTCTGCTATTGAGCAGGATATAAGTATTGGTTTTTCTAAATGGCTTCCATCCCTTAATTTCCTAGGGGTTACTCTGTCAACAGATTCATCCGACGTAACGTATGTAAATGTTGAATATAACTACGGCACTGGGACAGCTGCAGATGTAGTTGCCATACAAACATCTTTATTTGATCAGTCAGGAAACTTATTAACGGAGGTCCCAAATGGCAACTAATAGCGTAGCTACGTACGTTCCATCTATTGACTATACAAGCAGAGATTTCTTTTCAATCCTTCAGGATATGATCAACCTTATCCCTAACACTTCACCTAACTGGACCAACCGCGACCCTTCAGATTTCGGCATAACTCTATTAGAGCTATTTGCATACATGGGCGACATTCTTAATTACTATGTAGATGTAGCAGCAAATGAAGGGTTTATTACTAGCGCTGTTCAAAGACAAAGTGTGCTTAGCCTAGCCACCCTTCTAGGATACACGCCTACAGACAGCGTGGCGTCTACGGTAACACTTACCTTTCAGAACTCTACTGGCTCAGATATTACGTTACCTGCCTTAACTCAAGTAGCTACGTCATTAGTAGCTAATGCAACTACTTCTCAAATTTTATTTGAAGCTAACGCTAATACAGCTACTTCAGATGGTTCTTGGACAGTACCTGCTAATGGGTCTGTATCTGTACCAGCCACTCAAGGGCAAACAATTTCTAATGAGATTGTGGGAACGTCTACAAATGGACTATATCAGACATACCAACTAGCTAATCCCAGTGTTATTAGTGGATCTATCAATGTCACTATTAGTGGCGTTGGATATCAACAAGTTCAATATCTTATTGATGCTGGCGGATATGACCCTGTGTACCAAGTATTTACAGATGCAAACGGAGTTACCTCTATCGAGTTTGGTGACAACGTTAGTGGACGCGTCCCACCTTCAGGGGTTCCTATTTACGCAACATACCGTATTGGCGGAGGTGCTGTAGGAAATGTTGCACAGAACACCATTAAATACGTAATTAAGGTTCCTGGCAGCTCTTCTATCCCAGCAGGACTTACTGTTTCAAACCAAACAGGGGCTGCAACAGGGGGCGCGGACCCAGAGTCTACAGACTCTATCCGTGTCAACGCACCTTTAAGCATTCGTTCAGTAAACAGAGCAGTGTCCGTGCTAGATTATGCAAGCTTAGCTGTTCAAGTAAACGGTGTTTCTAAAGCTATTGCTACTGCTAACGTTTACTCTTCTGTAACTTTATATGTATGCCCTGCAGGTGACCCTGGAGTAGCCACAGATAATATAACCCCCACCTCTACATTTAACACGATCACTAATAACGTTTTAGCCTACTTGCAGGATAAAACGCCAGGCAATACCAGCATCACGTTTCAACCTCCAACGTATGTTGGCGTTTACCTTATTGTGAACATAACTGTAGATAGTAAATTTAGTCAATCTTCTGTTCTATCAAACGTCACTGCAGCGATAAATACACTATTAAGTATTGACAATGTGGCGTTTGGGTACCCTGTTACAGTTCCTAACGTGCACAATGCCATTGGAGCTATTGATGGAGTTGCTAATCAAAATATTATTAAGATGGTTAGAGCAGATAAAGATCAAAGCTACACAGTAACTAATAAGGCACTTAATTCATCTAACGTGGCCACTTTAACTATCGGAACACACACTTTACAAGTAGGTCAGACTGTATCTGTTACTGGAGTAGACACCACATTTAACGGAACTTTTGTGGTAACAGCTATAACCTCTACAACTTTCTCTTACACTCTCGTAGCTGGAACGGTATCTTCTACAGCTTCATCAGGGTCTATTACAGCGTTGACAGTAGGGGACATTATCTGTGCATCTAATGAAATACCTACACTTAACGAAATCGGAGGAAATTCCACAGGTGTGGGTAATTTGGTAATCAACCTTAGTGGAGGAATTACTAACTAACTATGTCACGCTATGGAATTGATTACTATGGTTTAGGGTATTACGGAAACAACAACCCTATTAAGTTTGATGCGTCCCCATTTACGGCGTCATCTGGCGCAGTGTCTACAGCTTTTACAGGTCTTAGTAACTACGGAACTATAACTCTTAATTGGAATGACCCAGGAGGAAACTGGGCTAAGCTTATAGTTGTAAGGAATACTTACGGCTTTCCGGTAAACCCATACGACGGAAATCAAATCCTAGAGGCTTCATATGGCAGCGACCCTACGTTTGTAATTGATACTAATCTTGTTCAAGGTGCTTTTTATTACTACAGCATATTTGTGTATAACTTAACACAATACACATGGAGCAATGCTGGAAACGCTATCGGTTTGTCTGTACAAGATTATGGCAATACGGACAAGATGTACAACTATCTTCCAGAGATATACAAGATAACGGATGTGTATACAGCCACCTCTGACTGGGATAACCCGGACCTAAGGGCGTTCCTAAGTAACTTCAGCTTTCAGTTGGATTACGAACAAACCATCGCTGCTCTGCTTTTTGATCGCTACAATATTCAAACCGTTAGCGGTCAGCTAGTACCCACTATGCTGAATCAATTTGGACAAGCGTATGAGCCAGCGATTAGTTTGCAACAAAACAGAGTTCTGTTAAGAGATAGCGTTATCTTGACCAAACAACGCGGATCTAAACAGGGTCTTGTTGGCTACTTAGAAGATTTTAGCGGTTGGGCTGTGCCATCTCCTTTGCCAAAATACACGTTTACACAGCTGTCAACAGGACAATACTCTGTAAACGCCCCTACCTCTAGCGAAGCACCTAACCCCAGTTTAGTTGGAATAACTACTGGGCATAACTTAATGCTCGACTACAACGACTCTTCCTTTGAAGAAAGTACGGGTAGCTGGGTATCCACAGACGGAACTGCTGACTATGACCAACTTCCAGTTATGCAAATACTTTCAGCGTCTATCACTTCAAACGTAGCAACCATCAATGTAAGCCCTAACTACAATCAGCAATATGACGTAGGAAATTACATAACAATTAGTGGGCTACCTTATCCATTATTTAACTCAACTACCCCTGTAACAATCACAGCCGTAACCCCTACATCGTTAAGTTTTGCTTTAACAGGTGCAAACATACCTACGTTGTCTGGCTACAACACCACAACGTCTTCTTACGGAACTGTTTCACCTTACCCAGCTCCTTGGTCTGAACCAACAGCCCCGTCTCTATTTCCTAATAAAACTAATGGCATTATTGCTGTATACAATTTATCTACAAGCCCACAGACAATCAATGCTTTTTGTGGGGATGACGCTCCAGTTATAAAGGGTGTACCCGTAACAGCAGGAACTACCTATTGCTTTAGCGTATACGCAGCTATTGGCGAAGGATCAACATCCAGAAACGTTACAGCAAAGATTAAATGGTTTAACCGTTTTGGCGCTTTACTTAGCACGTCAAGCGGGTCTTCTGTATCAGATAACACAGCAACATTTAACGCCTCTTACCGACCTTATGTTTCTGCTGCAGCACCTACAGGCGCTTACTATGCATGCCCTGGAGTGTCTATTGCATCAGTGGCAGGATCAGCATCTAATGAGCACCACTTCTTTGATGCAGCTCAGTTTGAAGTAGCAAGCACGCCATCATCTTTTGATGAGGCTAGGCAGTTACACATAACGTTACGCGCAAATAGAATTAATGAGCTTATTAACCCACACTTTGCGTCACCTATCACCCCGTGGGCAGCAACAGGCGCTAGTACAACAGTGGACACTACTGTTCAAGAACCTGGTACAGATATTTACACGGTTACCTACACAGCTATAGCATCTAACGTAGCAACTGTAACTCTATCTGGAGTGCACGTTCTTAAAGTAGGAGCTACCGTAAACATCTCAGGCATAACTGGTACCGGAGTAACCGCAGCTAACTACAATGGTCAAAGAGTGATAACCTCAGTATCAAGCACGTCGTTCTCTTACTCTGTAACTGCAGGGGATCAAGCCGCTAAACCTACAACAGGAACAGCTTGGGTTGCAGGTAACTCTCTTAAGCTAACTGCCACTGGAACATCTGTAACAGTTAAATCTTGGGACGGATCTACTACATCTCAACTTATGGGAATCTACTACCCACAGACCTCATATACTTTTAGTACGTACGCTCTAGCAAATGCTGGAACAGAGAATGCAACTGTAGCGATTGATTGGTACGACTCTACACACACGCTTATTAGCACCACTACAGGAGCTTCAACAGTTTGCACAGCAGGCACATGGGCTCGTCCTTATGTAACATCTACAGCTCCAAGCAACGCTGCATATGCCGCTGTTCAACTTAACTGGACAACAACAAGCGGCCACATCCTTAGACTGGATGAGGCTTTGTTTGAAAACTCAGGAGCACTACAAGGCTACTTTGATGGCAACGGATTTATCTATTCAGGTAACGCAACAGATTACTTCTGGGAAGGTGGCACCGTAAACGGTGGTCGTAGCCACTTCTATAAAAACCGTTACAACGTAGAGTATCGACTATACACAGAGACGTTAAGCAACCAGGTGCCTTTAGGAACAACCTACGCGTTATACCTGGGTCAACCACAGACGTAGTACAATCTGATCATGTTAAACCTATTACTAATTGGATTATCTTGCTCGTTCTTCTTGGCCGTCCTCGATCCTGCATTGGACTTTATCGCCAACTTTATCGGGGGACGAGCGTCTCAAACTTTTGCGTCTCTTCTAATAGCCACCTTAAGCACATGGCTAGCAGGGAACTTTGGCGTTAAGCAGTTCGTACTTTATACGGTAGCTGGGGCTTTTCTGGGCGTGTTCTTGTACACGTTGGTAGAAAAAATTGCCAAGTACAAGGTGACTGTTTACCAGTCATAAAAAGTGTGGTAGCGTTTGCCTCCCCTAACAAGGAGGTCCCATGGACAAAGATTACATACTGGTGGTCGGTAAAGGCACAACCAGTCGCGCTAACCTAGAAGCGCTTATGGAAGACTATCTTTATGCACATAAGACAGCTATTGTCTTATTACCATTTGAAGGTAGACCTACTCAAGGGCAGCAGTTTGCAGCCCAACTAGCTAAAGACAAATCTATCGACGTAATCGTATTTAACAACAAAGACGATGCGCCAGGAATACCTTCCTGTACAGTAGTTGAGAGCGATAAGCCTCATGAACTGGCGGTTGAGTACATGATGGGCAAAGGCTCAGCCTTTTTCCTATGGTCTGACGAAGACCAAGATTGCTTAAACACACTCGCTTACTGCAAAGACGCAGGTGTACCTTGCTTAGATCTGACTGACGGGCTGAACGCCATCAAGCCAGCCGATAACATAAAGGCTGAAGAAAAAATAGTGACACCTGAAGCCGAGAATGAAACGGTAGATGGACCTGAGGAAGAGCCTGAGGAAGAACTTGAAGAGGATGACGAGGAAGAGTCCGAAGAGTCCGATATGTACGAAGATGTCTATTTTGGCATAGAGGCACTGGCAAAGATGATAGCCAAGGCTGTAGTGGACGAGATAGATGCCCGTAAATCGCCTAGTAAAGGCTCTAAGAAGCCTTGAACGCCAGAGATATAGCTATCCTAGAGGAGTTCGCACTTACACCCTTCCCAGGGGGTGCCAAGGGCATTTCTTTAAAGGTGGGAGAAGGACGGGATGCCGTCCAGACTGCCATCAATAATTTAAAGAACGCAGGTTATCTGGAGACTACAACCAACGCCATGGTCAACGGCAGAGTCATCAAGACTACCCAACTTACAGCAGCGGGAAACCAGTTCCTGGAAACCCGGTCATACACTATATTGACCAAGTTGAATAGCAACTTATTACTAAGAGCTAATTCTCTTTTACCGAATAGCGAATCGAGTTCGCGGGAGGAGACACACGTGGAGTATTACGAGACAGAAGAAGAGCGCAATGCCGCGAAAGAGA